TGTTGAGTGTTTCGGTTACCTGCATCATTCGACCTTCTGTTCAAATCGCCGGCCGGCGGCGTCTCTGCCGCCCGGCCTGCCGAAAAAATCCTGCCGGGAGTGGCCCTGGTGCGGGTGGAGAGCAACCGCACCCTACCCCACCTATTGAAACCATTGCGCTTTTCGCCCTTCCAAGAGGCGCATGTGGCGCAATATGTGGCCCAATAGGAGACCCAGGCCGCACCGTCCCGTTTCGCCCGCTTTTGTTCCGCGCACGCATTAGGGGTATTGGGCCAGTCTGGTCAAGCTTCCCGTACAAAATTGGTTGCAAAGGAATTCGGCTGAACGATGGCTAATCGCCCTTCGCATTGGCATAGGCGTTCGCTCTCGCATCCCACATGCCCGGCACCTTAGCTGGATCGGGAGACAAACGGATATCGACTTTCTTGCTTCCGCATTTGGCGCAGCGAAGCTTTGGAACGATGTCATCGTGCATCGCGGGCGCGTCCGGCCCGAAGCGATCACGTAACTTTTCAAGATCAAGCCGCTGGCTATGGTTGCATGCGCTGTTGTGGCAATAAGCCGTCACCATCATCCTCTCGTCTATGAGCCTTTGGAACGTCCAGCCCCTCGCCATGGCTACGCCCTCGCCCGCACGGCGCCGGCATTGCCGGGTATGCCGATCAGCAGCCGTATCCGCCGCGAACCGCAACGCGGACAGCGAAGCCGCTCATGCAGCATCGAGACCGGGAAATCCCGACCGCGCGTGGCGACAAGCGTCATCAGATCGAGCTGGTAGCTGAAGGCGCATTCCCGAATCGTCTTCATGCCGTCGCGCCTTCCCCACGCGCAGCGCATCTCCAGGCTGACCGATTGGTTCCAGCAATCTCCAAGCGTCTCGATCATGCGAACGAATTAGGAACATGTTCCTGCTTCGGTCAAGCGGGCGCTCGAAAATTGATCGGGTCAGTCGAACAGGTCGTCCTTCAGCGGGTCGAGGATGTCGGGTGTGTTGTTGCGCGGATTGCCCACATCCCTGCCGATTTTCCACATCGTCATCAACTCGTCGGGAAACGGCTTCATCAGGTCTTCCGGGTCTTCATCGAACAGCCAGCGGTTATAATCCTCCGGCTTGAGAATGACCGGCATGCGGTTGTGTATCTCGGCCATCATCCGGTTCGGCTCGCATGTGACCACAGCGAAGGTGGCGATCACCTCGCCCGTTTCGGGATCGCGCCACTGGTCCCATATCGCAGCGAGCGCGAAGGGCTGGCCGGACTTCATGGCGATCGCGTAAGGCTGCTTATTCTTTCCGGTGCCGAGGATGTCCTTCCACTCGAAAAAGCCGTCGATCGGCATAAGCGCCCGGCCGGTGCGATAAGCGCCACGGAACAGACCGTTGGTTTTGATACCTTCGGCTTTGGCATTGATCGGCTGGCGACCGCCATCCGCGTCCTTCATCCAGCGAGGAATAAAACCCCAGCGAGCGGCCTTGAATGCGGAGGTGCCGCGTACCAGCTCATCGACCACGATGATCGGATACATCTGCCGCGGTGCGCCGTTCCAGCGCGGGAACTGGTTCGCCAGCCCTTCGACGCCGGCCGGATCGGCGAAGGTGAACTTGCCAACCATCTCGGCAAGGGATCGCTTTACGTGTACACGTCCACACATAAGCCGGACGATAGGTATCGTAGGAGCGATGTGCAATGGCCATGATCGAACCGCCGAAGCGGCAGGAAGATTATCCCGGCAGGCTGACCGATTGCGAGGCGGCGCTCGAACCTGCCCTTCAGGATCTGATCGGACTGGCTTTCTCCCATGGCTGGGCGCCTGGAGAGACGCGCAAGGCACTCTACAGAGTGATTGCGGCCCATAGACGCGCCGAGGAAGAGAACGCGAAGCTGGAAGCCGATCTGGCGATCATGCGGGCAATGGAACGCAAAAAGAAAAGCCCCGCCGGCCGAAGCCAGCGGGGCAATTTACAGGGAGGAGGTCTGTAATCTAACACGATTCGCCCGATCACGGCGGCTTCGTACTCAGCTTGTCATGTTCGATCGCCTGAATGGTGGCGGTAAGCGCCGATACCGCATTGGAGAGCCCAACGAGACTGTCCTGCACGCGATCGAGCCGGGTTAGCGTGGCGGTCTGGAATTTCTCGCTCGCCGCGGCGTCCTGCACCTGTTTCGTCTCGACCTTGATCAGCCGATCGGAAACCGTTGATGCCTTCTGGCTGGCATCCGTCGCTGCAGCCTGCGCCGTTGTGATCTGCACGCGAAGTGTCGCTAGGCGTTCATCCTGCCAGCCCGAATAGAGCCAGAACAGCAAGCCTATCGTCGGTAGCGCCAGCACCATCGAAATCCTCGCGATGATCAGAAGAGTGACGTTCTCTGCGATCCTTTTCGAGTTCACCATATTGTCCGCCATTTATCCGCCGCCCTGGTTCATGCACTGCGATTTCAGGAGCCGAGCCAAAGTCCGACCGCGATGACCGCGGCGACCTCCGCCGCGACCAGGAAGTAGATGGAGCGGATAGACCATCCGGCCTCGCGCCAGTTGCGAAGGAGGCTGTTCATGGCTTCGGCCCGTCGTTCCACGCGCGGATCCCGTCGACCTGTGCCGAGCACGCATTCAACCGCGCCTCGTTGATGTTCGCCGTCGCCACGATGTCCTTCACCGTCGACCACTTCCGGCGGTCGGGCTTCTGGCATGGCTCGATCAGAGCTGGCGGGACGGAGAGCTTCACCGTCTTCGGCGCCACCACCGTCTCAGTGGTGGTACAGCCGACCAAGCTCACCAGGCACAGGCTGATCGAGGAAAGAACGAAGGTCCGCATTCTGCTTTTCCAGTTCATCGAGCTGCGCGTCCTTGTCGGAGAGATCGTCGGTAAGCTGCCGGTTCTTGGCCGCCAGATCGGCCGCGAGACGCCCGTCCAGACGCGATTGCTCGGTCATGGCGTCGATGGTGGCGGCGGCCTGCTTGTTGGCCTCTACGGCCATAGCCAGCGCCGCCTGCGCCTTGTCGCGCGCCGCCGTCGCGGAGATGGCCTCGCTGCGATACCAGAGCGCCAGGCCGCCGAGAGCGAGGAAGGCGATAACGGCCGCGCCAAGGAGATAGAGACGGAGTTGCGAGAGCATCGGGATATTCCGGTGGAAAGGTTTGCCCGGCTTACCCGGCCGGACTCGGGTCTATCGATCGCGCAGCGTTATCTTCACCGGCCCCTTGCAAGGCCGGTTCTTGCCGTCAGCGCGCTTGACGATGCCGCAGATGCGGCAGCAGTCGTAGGAGAGAGCCGAGGGGCGAAACCATTCATGGCTGTGGACTTCTGGCCTCTCAGCGACTCCCTCAGGATGCGTCGACTGGCGTAAAATCGACATAGTAGCTCTTGCCGATCACGAGCTGCTCGGCGGCTTTCGGATTGTCGATCTGAAACTCGGCATGGCCGGAGGGTGTCGCCTTCTGAAACGACACGTCCTCGGCTACCTTCTGGTCGTACTCGCACCGGAAGATCGCCTTCGCGCCGCCCCAGGCCTGCGCGAACACATTCTCAAGTCGCATTTTGCAACGAATGCCCATCTCTTCATCTCCATGAGTGGGGTTACCGGCGATCCCGGCCGGCGCGGGATTGGTCAACCGGCTATCGCACCCCCTGCATGCAAAGCGCACGCTCGGCGGCACGGCGGCGAGTAAGGCCGGGGAAGACAATGCCGGCGGCACGGTTCCATTTCATGAGCGCATCGCAGCCGGCGCGCGTCTGGCCGGCATTGATCAGGCGAACCACGCTCGAATGACAGGCGGCCGAGACGCCGACATTGTAGGCGAAGGAGACCAGCGCCACGTACCGCTCATCCGGCAGTGTCGCCTTTACGCATCCCTCGATGCCGTTGGCGTATTTCTGCAGGTCCTTGATGAGCAGGGCCTTGCACTCGGCAACGGTATGGCGGTCGCCGGGCTTCACGCCCTCGGTATGGCCGTAGCAGACCGTCCATGGCGGCCCCTGAGTGGCGGGATCGGGATAGGCGACCGTCCGCAGGCCTTCGAAGCCTCCGACGAGCGTGGCGGCCATAGCGGCGATTGCGGTGCCTTTCTTCAAGCGGTTCATTTCACTTTCTCCTGAGCGACAAGACGGGCCACAAAAGCGGCCGCGACGACGACGAATGTTCCACCTGCAAGCGCGGCGGGCGGGATCGGCAGCAGATCGCTGAACAGCGGCAACGCGGCCTCTACGCCGGACAGCAAGCCGGCAATGACGATCAACCGGATCGACCACGCATGGCGCAGCACGACCCGCCAGTCTTCGGCGAGACGCATGGGATTTCCTTTCGATGTGTGGTTAGTTCAGAAGGTCAGCGTCCAGCATCCGCTGACAGGCCCGGTCGCTCGTTCTCACCCGAACATCCCAAGCGGCCGGGCTTCTTCGATTTCTGGTTGCACTCCGATACCGCTCTGTGCTTTTGTTTTGCCGGCTTTCGGAGGGCTTCTACCATGCTCGGCATCGTACGTGCCGCTGACGCGGCATGACACCTAAGCTGATCTGCGAGAATTACAGATGCAAACTCGGCCCCGACAGGGATATTCGAGTGTTCGGCATGACCGAATATACGGACGGAATTCGCAGCGCTCCCGGGCTATACGTTGCGATTGTCCACGAGAGTGGCGCGCCACCCCAAAAATTCGATACTGACTCTTTCGATGCCGCCGTCGCTCTGATCGCGCACGCCTTCGGAGAACCCGAGGATACTGTCCGTAATGCCCTGCTTGCGAGCGCCTCGCCGAGCAACCGCATGTCCGACGAAAAACTGCCACTTCCAGTGGTGCGCCAATCACTGATCCAGAGGATCAAGACGGTGTGGCGCAACGGCATCCGGAAATTCTCTGCTTTCTCATAGCCAGCCGATTGACGATCAGTGGTTGAAATTCCTGCGGATTGATGCAACAAATTCGCAGGAAGGGGGCTGGGCAACGAATGGGGCTATCGACAGTATTGCGCTTGAAACGGTCTGTTTTGGGCCGTAGAACGACGAAACTTCCCGAGATCGACGCTTCGACTATACGATCACAGATGGAGGATAGCCTTGCGGCTCTCGATCTACCTGAGACGATTGAGCTTTTCGAGGCGCTTACTCCTACAGTCGAACATGAACTAGAACAGCAACTGATCAAGGCGCGGGCAGAAGGCATTCCGGCATTTCTTTCGGCCTTCATGGCGAAGTCAGGCGGAACGTTCCTCTACGATTCTCTCATTGCTGCGGGCGCGGTGAGCGTCGAGCACAGCATTGCCAATCCGATTGATCTTGAACGTGCTTATCTTACGCCAAAGAGGCTGCAACTGTTCCTGAAAGGCGGAACGGCCTGTCACAGCCATATGCGTCCTACAGCATGGAACCGTCGCGCCTTGGCGGAAGGCGGCGTTAAGCGGCTTTGGGTTCATGTCCGCGATCCTCGTCAAGCCGCCCTGTCCTCTTACTATCACATAATCGGGCATGGTCAGGACGAGGAGTGGAAACGAAACGAGGCGGCGGCACGCGAATTTCGAATGCAATACAACTCCGGACCCGACCTCTCCGACTTCCCGATGGACGATCAGGTACGCGCCCAGTTCACTTGGCGCACCGAATGGATCCGCCAATGGGTCGAAGCTCGGGAGCATCTGCCTTGTGATCTTCTATTCACCAGCCACAAGGAAATGGTTTCCGACCGCCCGGGGTTTGAAGCCCGTGTCCTCCGCTTTTTCGACGCCCCACGGATGGCTGGAGTTTTTTCCACTGACCGTTCCGGCAGTCGCTTTCGTTCCGGCAAGACAAACGAATGGAAGGGCGTTTTCCCACGAGAAACGCAGGACTGGATGGCCGAGAGGATACCGTCTCACATCGCAAAGGAGTTCGGCTGGCCGCTTTAATACAGGCCGCCAACCACCGTGAACGATATCTCGGTCCCAACGTCCGCCAGCGTCCCCGAACTATTATAGGTGTTGATAGTGAACGCGGTCGGAGTCGTTCCGCCCGTGATGCCGGCGAAGGAGACGAACCCCACGCCGCCGCCAAGTGTCACCTCGTATAGTATGGAGGCGTTTTGAAGCGGAACCGCCAGCGTGACAACATAAACACCTGTTGCCGAATGCGTGACGCTGGCGACATTGACCTGCTTCAACATGCTTGGAGACGCGCCGGTCGTAAATCGGACTCCGGCTGTCACGGAAGACTGTACCGAGTTGGTGATCGCGACCTTGCCCATGCCGGTCGGCGCATCGACCGAACTGGAGAATTGGCAAGACGGATCAATATTCACCCGACAATTGGCCAAGGTGCCGTAAAGGCCAATCCTGGCCCTCGCCGCTGACGGCGTGTAACCGTTGACGTGGTTGAACCCGCATCCATTGATATTCAGAGTTGCGGTGCCCGTCCCGCTCACGAAAGCGATGGAATTGGTCACCCATTCCGTGGCCGCACCGTTGTTGATGAAGTCAATCGCCTGAATGTTGTAGACGCATGCGTCATGTGAGCCGTGGACGATATAGACATCCGCCGAACCGGCGTTGCTCTCGGTGTGGGTTCCGTACATGTTCAAGGGCGTAGCGCCATTGAAGCCGCCGTTGTCGATACGAATGCCCCAACGGTTTGTGATAGCTGGCCATACGCCAGGATGGCCATTACCTTCGATTGTTCCGCCGATAAACGTCACGGGCGCGCTGTAGTTGAACCATGCGCCATACCCCCTATTGCTGGTAAATCCGCAACCGGTGAACGTCAATTCATTGGCCGGCGAGTTGTTCGTCCCAACGGTGAACTCTGTGTAAAGGCCGTTAACGTTGAACGTCCACATGCAATAGCTGTACTGACCGAGGACAGCGTCGGTAAGCCTGTGGCCTTCTAACCATTGCGTGAAATGGGCGTCGTGAAACTCGTAGTTAATGCAGCGCTGGAGCCACAAACCGTTTTTGGTGTAATCCCCACCGTCGAGGGTAATCCCTTCGACCCGAAATTTGGCTCCTACACCCGACTGTCCCCATGTTGGCCCTGTGATCGTCAGGAACTGAGAAGCAGCCGCACCCGTATACTTGACGACAGTGAGCGCCCCGCCCTCACCGCAGAGCTTGACGTGGTTGCATTCGGCTAACCCAACATTCGGTAGAGCAAGCGTCAGGGCCGCCGCCACAATGTATTTCTTGGCCTTGAGAGCAAACTTTCCGCCAACTGCCGAAACGAAATTCAATGCAGCCTGAAAGGCCGTTGCATCATCCGTGACGCCGTCACCGACAGCACCACACCAATCTGCGTACATTACCGGATTATCGCGCTGACGCACCCATGCGCCACTCGCACCGGTGGGATCGGAAGTTGGAGCGACAAAAATCCCCTCTGCTGTGTCGGCAGAAACTAGGGCAGAAAGGTTAGAACCGCTCCAGTTGAAGACGCCTTCGCGGCCTGCCTCCATGAGATAGGCGGATAGATGATTTGAGCCGGCCAACGCCTTCATGGCCGTGCGATCAGTAACCTTCTGGAGCTTGCCTTGATTGACGCTCTGCTGCGTCGGAACCTTTGTGTCGCTGTCCGACGCCATGTCGTCTTCATCGATGACATCAGCGGCGAAAACCATATCGCCAGAACCATCGCCGCTCGCACCTTGTGGCCCGCGAATATCGGTCGCCAGCGCAATGTCGGCGACAAGACCCGTCGCGCCCAAATAGCCGATCTGCGGTTTACTGCCCGCACCGCCGGCCCAATCGTAGATTTGAAGAACGCGTCGAACGCCATCACTGGTAAAACGGATCAGCGGCGACCAACCATCGTCACCGACCGGCAGATCGTCCATGCGCGCCCACGAACCCAAACCGGAAGAGCCAGATTTGGCATAGATGCCGTTATTGGCTGCCATCGGATCGGCCACGACCCAGCCGCCGGTATTGGCCGGATGCGCCAGATCGGCATCAATATCTGCCTTGGTGGCGTAGACGAGAGCACCGGCGCTGATTCCTGCGTTGATGCTCCTCTCTACCTCATAACCCCACGTCTGCACGTCATCATTAGCCACGCTTCGGCTGGTACCGGATGCATCGGTGGGCGCGAATATATCACTTGCCCGCTTGGTAAAGAGGGTCATGCTATTCTCCGATTATGTTTCTGAGGGAGGCGGTCAGCCGCCGATTGGATTGAAAACCTTGGTCGCGGTCGCGCTCGGCGTTCCGTTCGAGGAATAGGCCGTCGCCGAAAAGGTGATCGGGTCGCCCGGCGCAAATGTCGTAGTCAGGGAATGGGTATCACCCGGCCGATGATTGACCGTTCCCCCGCCACCGGCCGTCGTGCTCATGATGATCTTGACCGCCGTGATGGATGAACCGGAGACTTGCGACGTATATCCAATGGTCGCCCCTGTTCCATCGATCACCGATGACACCGGGCCAATTGTCGGCGCGGTTGGGGCGCTATTGTCGACCGCCAGAGCGGGATTGGTTCCAATATCCGAGAAGTACGACGTCTCGCCGTCGCCGTTGAAGACGCGTGCGCGGAAGTCGAGTTCCTGACCGCGATAGTCGCCAGTGACCCATGCGAGCGTGCGGCCGACCTCGTTCATGGCCTGCCACGGATTGGGAAGGCCGCTCGCGTAGGTTCGGAAATTCGCTTCTACGCCGGTGCCGTCAGTGGCGCCCGAGATAGGTACCCGGACTTCGTAGGCGCCGGCATACAGAACCGCGATGGCGCCGACCGGCGCGTTCGGCGTCGCCATATCCGTTTCATACTGGATATCCGGCAATTGCTCCGGTGCGGCCGCCTCGTCCGATGCCGGGTTCCATGCCGGCAGATCGGGCCAGACCTGAAACGGAATTTCTACCTCGCCGGCCTCGTCATCGATCCGAGGAGGCTGCATCTTGGACAGCATCGTCTCCTCGGCGTCGCCGTCCTCGATGCCGGCATAGGTCAGACCCCATGCCGCAAGACCGACCATGTTCGTCTTGATCGTTCCCGTATCGGCCCGAGCCAGTGCGAACAGCCGTCGCGCGATGCGCTGCGCCTGACTTGCGGACGGGCAAAACGGAAGTTCTACCGCGAATTCCTTTTCGCCGTAGCGATCGACCTCCTCATCGATCCGCGCCCACGCGATGCCCGTCATGTCGATCTCGCCGAGAGTGTAATTCAACTCGGACGAATAGTATTTGAGGGTGCAGACGTTGGGCCGCTCGACGGCATCGGGACCGGATTTCCAGTTGAATTCAGTCTGATGTCCGGCCAGGAACTGGATCTCTGCATCAGGCAGATCGTCAATGAGGCGAAGACCAATCAGGCCGGCATCGGAAACGATGACTTCCGCACCGACGCTGTCGAGCACCGTCTCCATCGTGTCGCCACGCTTCGACTGCGACTCCCATACGCCTGAAATGCGCGATCGAGGTTCGGTCCCGGTTTTCGTGGTGACAAGCGCATCCGCCTTGGTGGCCTCTGCAGCGATCTGCGCCCAATCGAAGCTGTCAGCGGTCAAGTCCGGATAGGAGAGCATGATCCTGGCGGCACCGAGAATGCCATTCATGGTCCACTTCCACGTGGACTGATTGGCCTTGTCCTGCGTCACGTCGCGCGGGTCGTAGCAAGTGTTGAAGCGGCCGACGATCGAGCCGGAAGGCTCGCCGCCCTGGTACATCTTCACAAAGCGGGAGCTCGTGAAGCCGGGAGAAACGTACTTGATCAGGCTCTGCGCGATGCCGCGGACGCGATGATCGGTCGTCCAGATTGACGGAAATGCAGTTATGAGTTGCGGCCATGCCGTTTCGGTCCCGTCGCCGATCTTTGTCAGCCAGGTCACATAGGAACCGGCAGATTTAGCATATGGCGGCGATGAGACTGTTCCGTCGCTGTCCACCGTGACGGCCCGGCCGCCGAGCTTGTATTCCTCGATCGCGACCAGTGGTCCCTTTGCATGGCAGACGAGCCTGTAGCGATCCGCCCCTTTCGTGTTCCCGAAAGCCCGGAGACCGCCGAGCTCACTGCGACCTATCGCGTTGATCTCCGATCCGCTGCTCTCCTTGAACGTATCCTTGTACTTGCCGGGGTCGATCCGAGGTCGACCCGCCAGAAGCGACGTAGCGAGCGATGCGCCGACCGCCAGCGCGGTAGGCAGGATCGAGCCGATCGTGACGAAGGTGGCGAAGGAGACAGACGGCAGCACCGCGCCGACCGTCGCCCACAGTGCGAATCCGATGGAAACCGGATCCGCATGGGCATAGATCGTCATCGCCAGCAATGAGGTGCCAGCGCCGAGAATTAGCTTCAGCCACTTCATTGCGGTTCGACGGCCCAAACTTTCAGGAAGTTGCGCGGCTTGATGAAGTGAAAGCCGCGATGCTCTTCGCGCCACAGACAGACGCCGCCCTGCCCGATGATGACGCCGACCGGACCATGCAGCAGGGTATCGATGACGCCGATATCGCCAATCTCAGGCCCACCGAGTCGTCCGCCGATCGACAACGGCAGCAGCGCATCCCACGTCTCGACGAGGCCGCCGTGCTGAACGATGATCGCCTGCGCCTCGCGCTTGCTGGAATAGACCGGCAGATCGAACGGATGCCCGTTCTGCCACAGCCACTTCGCGCAAACGGCGGTGCAGTCATCGACGCCCCATTCGACCGGCTTTTCGGCGTAGGGCTTTAGGAAAGCTGCGAGATCGGCGGCGCGGCTCATTGCCACTGCTCCGCCACTTCGACGCCTACCAGATCGAGCCCTTTATCGCCTGGGTAGCGACGGCGTTGGTCGGCACCGTTCCATCGGCCACCGAACGGATAATTTTGGGCCTGCCAGAAGCTCTCGATCGTCAGCCCGATAAACCGTGTTCCGATACCCTGTCGATGGAGCGAAGGAGCGCTCATCTTCCCCGGCAGGAGCTTCTTGAACATGATGTTCTCACCAGTCTCCTGGTCGAAGGCGCCCCAATAGAGATTGGCTGACCGGCCTTCCAGATCACGGGCATCGCGTTTTACCGATTTCCAGAAATCGGCATTGACGCCTGACAGGACGATGTTGACGGCCGCGGCTTGCCCGAAACGGGGATCGTCGACCGCATCGATCGACACGAGCGTGCCGGAGACTGGATCGGATACACCTCGCCATTCGTAGCCACCGACCGCGACGCGCCCCACTCCATTATGGACACGCGAAAAACCGGAAGGCAGATCGAGCTCGGCAAACCACGCTCTCGCGATATGCGGGGCGGAGAGCTTGACCATGTCATCTGCGGAGAAGAGCGCCATGGCCTATTCCGCGAAATAATCGCGCACGTCGTAGTCCATGATCTCGATAAAGGACGCGGTCATGTTCTGCGCGGCCTGAACGTCACGCTGCACCTGTGCGGCACCTTCACCCATCAGGCGCACCGCCATCACCGGCTTGAGCGTTGCGAAGCTGTCGGTCGTCAACGCTGCACGCAGCGTCGGCCAGATGCGATATGTGCCAGGAACAATAACTTCGGTGATCTGATAAAGCCCGAAGTGGAAGGGCAAAAACCCGACGAAATCACCGATATCGAGCCTACGTCCCCAAAATGCGTCCGCGAGGCTGATCTGACTGCCGCCAAGATCGGCAGCGGCGGTCACGGGCACCAGCGGATATTGTCCTTTCCACAAGCGGCCGTTCGACCATCGCCTGCCATTTTCCCACGACGCAAGGCTCTCCTGGTCGTTCCTCGGTATATTGACACCGGCTTCGGCCGGAAGCATCCGATCGCCGTCGATGAAGGGGAAGCGCGTCGCGTTCGCGCCACCCTGCAAGGCACCAATCCAGCCGCGATGACGGCGCGACCTCGCGCCCCACAGCGGCGGGAACGTCACCTGAAACGACCATGCGCCGAAGGGTGAAGCGACCGTCTGCGTCACCCCTTGAACCGTTTCGGTCGTCGTTGCATTGATCGCGCGCGGCCCGGACAGCCATTGGAAATCGCTGACGCCGAGGCCACGCGGCCAGTCGAGAAGGCGTGCCATCTATGCCGGCCTCGTCTTGCGTATCTGCAGCCGGTGATCGCCGGCAGCGACAATCTTCCCATGATCTTTCACATGCTTGTCGAGCGCGCGCTGCAGGCGCGTCACAGCACCCTGATCGGCACCTCGAGCATCGATCTTATAGACCGGTGCCAGCGTGAGGACATTCGGGCCACCATTCTCATTTGCGGTGATGACGCCAAGCTGTCCCCGGCTGTTGCGGCGCAGAGGCAGCACCCCCTCGGGGCCAGCCTCGCCCATGAGACCAGTGCCGTTGGCAAAGCGGAACAGCGTCGGCGACGCGACGACACTATTCGAGAATGCCGATATGCCGTGCGGGAAGGTTCCGCCCTTGGCATAGAGACCACCGGGCGCCTTGGCAATCTGGGCCATAACGCCGGCCGAAATTCCGCCGCCGCCGCCGAAGCCGAACAGGCTCCCGATCCACCCGAACAGGCCGCCTCCGCCTCCGCCGCCGCCGAGCGGCATGTTGGCCAGCGTCTGGCCGAACCTGTCGAAGCCGCCGCCGAGAGTGCCAAGGCCGCTCGCGGCAACGTCCGTTGCCTTGGTCGCGCCGCCCAATGCCGAAGTGAATTTGTCGACGTATTGCGTCATGGTCGTGCCAAGCGCGTCGGACACGTTCTTGCCGATCGAGCCGGGACCGCCGAACCATGCCTGCGCCGCACCGCTCATTCCGTATTGCTGCGCGTAACCGCCGAACACGGTGTTGAAGACGCTGTCCTGCGCACCAGGCGAGGCGAGGAACTGATCGGGGCTCATGGCGTAACCGAGCGCCCGGCGCGTCCACGGCCCGATATTGGCGCCCATGACCTGATAGGCGCCATAGGCCCGATCACCGGACGCCAGGATAGGACCGAGTGCCGAATAGTTCCCGCTGCTCTCGATGCTCTTGATCGCGCGTGCAGCGGCGCTCATCGACGTGTTGTCGTTTGCGGCACCGCCTCCGAACAGACTGCTGAGCCAACCGAATATCCCGCCCTGCTGACCGCCAGCGCCGCCGAGAATATCGGCGTTGCGCACCCACATTGCGCTGGCCGGCGTCGCGCCGAGACCGACGATTGATGGCGTTGAAAGCGACGGTGCCGCGATCTTCGTAAACAGATCGGAGATCGTCGGGAGATCGGTTCCCAGCAGGCTGTTCTTCAACGGGTTGGCAAGAGCCAGCTGCTCGAACGTTTTCAGCAGATCGGTGCCGACCGTCTTGAGCACATCGTTGAGTTTCGTCGTACCGTCCGTCAGTCCACTGAAAAGATCGTCGATCGCCTGGCCACCGCCTTGCTTGAGATCATCCCACGCACCCTTCTGGCGCTCGATCTGCGCATTGAAGGTCGAGAGCTTCCGCGCATTCTCGATATAGGCCTGCCCGGCGGCGCTGGTGACGCTGATGCCCTGCCGTTCAAGCTCTATCTTCGCCTGAATGGTCGCCATCAGTATGCGGTAATAGTCGTCGGTCTTGCCGATCGCCGCTACCTCGGCGTTCATCGTCGCGAGGCTGTCCGTCTGCCCCTGAAAGAGCGCGATCTTCGTCTGGATATCGAGCGCCTTCTTCTGTGCCTCGCCTACCTTGCGCCATGTGTCGGCGTTCTCAGGGTTGAGCGCGATCTGCCGTTCGATCTCGGCATTGATCTGCGCGACCTGTTGCGCGTAACCCTGCAATCCGGCGGTCTTCAACGCGTCCTGCGTGTCGCGGAGCGCATCGTTCGCCTGGCGCGTCGCCTGCGCGAAGACCTTGGCCTTGGCGGCCGATTCCTCGAATATGCGGACGTTCGGGTTCTGGCTGTAGTCGATCGGCCGCGCAGCCACCTCAGCCGCCGCAGCAGCGGCCCGTTCGGCAACTGTCCGCGCGTTGATCGACTGCAACGCGGCTGCCTGCTGCCGCTGCGCATTCGAGAGCGCGTCGCCGGAAAAGTACTTCTGCAAGGCGGCGCCGTCACGCGGCTGGTAGGCGCCCATGCCGTGCGCCTTGAGTTCTGCCTGATTGGCGCCCTGTTCAGCAGCCTGGTTCGCCTTCAGGATCGCCTCGCCGAGCTTTTCCCACTCCTCGACATAACGCTGCAGATCGGGGCGCGTCTTGACTATGTCGTCGAGAGACTGGTGCAAATCCTCGAGGCTCTTAAAGCCGTTGCCGCGCAACTTGGCGAGGATGGTATCGATCAGCTGGTAAGTCTGAACGAACTTCGGATCGTTCATGACGCCTTCGGTGCCGGCAATCGTCGCCAGAGGATTATCAAGCTGCGCACGTTGCTGACGGATGAATTCGGCCGAGCCGCGCATCGTCTTGTTGAGATCGACGAGCGACATGCCCTGAATGGCCTTGCCGACCTTGTCGATGAAGCCGGCCGTGCTGTTCGCGCCCTGGCCGATCTTGTCGAGCCACGTCGCGAATTCCTGCGCATCGGCCGTTGTGTGGTTGATCCAGTCGTCTAAGACCGAAAATCCCTTGTAGAGGCCAGCAATGGCGGCGGTCGCGCCCAATGCGACAACCGGGAACGTGCCGAACGTCGACATGATGCTGGCGCCGATCCGCAGAGCGCCAGAGCCGAAGCTCTTGACCGCGTTCTTGAGACCTCCTTCGGTACCCTGTACGAAGGCGCCGATAACCTGGCCGCCTTCCATCATGGCGACGCGGTCGAAGCTCATGCCGGCTGCGAGGGCCTGAAAGGCGTTGATGCCGGCAGCCTGCAACTCCATCAGACCGACGCGATTGAGCCGGAAGGCGTTCGTATTGTCGTTGACGGCGTCCGTAATCTTCTTCGAGGAAGAGACGATGGTACGATAGCGCCCCTCATACCCGGCGAGGATCTGCTGCCCGCGCTCCTGCGTGACCGTCCCCTGTTCGATCGCGAGATTTACCTTGCGTTGGGCCGTCTCCCAGTCACGCAATGCGCGATACGTCGGGTCGATCCGCTTCTGCAGGCTCTCGATGCTCTTTTCCGTGGCGAGCGTCTTGCGGGAAAAGGTATCCTGCGATTTCGCCAAAGCATCCGTGGCCGGCGCCATGGCCTTCTGGCTGTCGGCCGCGTACTTCGTGATGGCGGCATCGGCCTTCTCGGTCGCTGCAGCGGCTTTCTCGAGCGCGGCAGCAGCCTGATCGGCGCCGTCCGTCCTCCAACGGGTGACGAGGTCGGCAATGACTCTTTCAGCCATAATCGTTTGCCTCTTGCCGTTCCTGCGGATAGCTTCCACGTCCGCCAGTGATCTGGAGGGGGCAGCCAGTGAAAATTCTCGTTGGAGCGGCCTGCGTCGTCGTCATCGCGGCAGGCTCATACTATCTCTACCAGACTATCTCTCAGAGGAGCGAGATAGCCGCTGCCCAGGATTTCAGAACCGAATGCGTCCGCGCCATCGACCGACTGAAGGAAGGCCGGTCATGGGATGGCGATTTCGATAAGATCGGGAACTGCTACGCGTCCGGCGGTATATCCGAGGCAGAATTCCAAGCCGCCGTTCATCCCAGCGGAACTTCCGATTGAGACGAACGGCCTTTCATTTCTTGAACATCGCGATCGTCGATCGAAGCTGCTCGTTGAACGCCTCGTCGTCGTCAGGATCGGCGGACGGGGATTCCACCTTCCATCCGGCGATCCGGTAGCGCTCGCGCCATTCCTCGATGTTGGCCTTGTCGACGGCTTCAATCGCGAGATTGAGCCGCCGCAGATCGCACTCCATGATATCCACGTCCGACCATCCCCGAAGAGAAACCACGGCGGCCTGATAGATCAGCGCCGCCAGTTCCTCCGGCGAGATCAGACGTGGAGGCCGTCGTTTTTTTCCTTTTCCTCTTCGTCGGCCACGATCGCTTCCGGATCACGACCGCCGTTGCGGAGCAAACTGACATAACGCGAGAGCGGCTCGGCGAGATTGTCCATGCCGGCGCGCCACACGACATCGGCAACATCGACGTCATTCTCGGAAAGCTCGCGCTGCGCCTCCGGGGCGAGACCGGTCTTGATGATGAAGGTGTAGGTATCGAGATCGGCACGGCCAAGCGCCGAAAAGGCATTGTTCATACCGCCGAACTGACGACTGATCGCCGTAGCCGCCTTCAGGCTCACGCGGAGATCGTAATTCGTTCCGTCGAGTTTGACGGATACGTCTGAACTGAGTGTCGAAGATATCTTCTTTGCCATCGGAGGTTCCTTTGCCGGATATGTCGGATGGTGGGCGGCGGCGCTCCGACAGACACCGCCGCCCTCTCATGCGCACGAGATCGGATTAGAGGCTGACGCCGGGGAACTGGATATCGAGCGTCAGGACGGTCGCGCTCTTGGCGAGGCCAAGCAGGCAGACGTAATCGCCAGTCGTCAGGTCCGCGAGCGGCGCAATGCCACCGGCCGTCACGGCCGACAGGTAATAGGCCGTGCCGGCCGTGAGCGCGGCACCCGCTGTGACGTCACCCGACGTGGCGATCGCAAGCGGCTGACCCGCCGCCGCTCCGTTGAGAGCGACGCCGCGTGCCTGGCGAGCCGCAACCGTGGCAGAGTTCGCATCGGCCAGCTTGTATGTGCGCGTCGACGGGTCGAGATATACGACTTGGCCCGCCGTGATCGCTTCGCCAGCCGTGCCGGATTCGCGAGCGGCACTATTGCCGATGACATTGGCCGCAGTCACCGAAAGATCGGTCATGATAATTCTCCTGAATCGTTCGAAGGAAGCCGGTTGCGTCAGGCGCCAAGGACTTCGATCGGCGCTTCCTGCGGCTGGCACTGGAAGGTGATGGTCTGGGTGTCGTTCGGGCCGCCCATGCCAACCGGCTTCGACATGACCAGTGCGGTGATGTAGTAGATATCGTTCCCACCGCGGCCATTCGGGATTTCGAACTTGAGGTTGTAGGACTGGTCGATATCGTCAGCCGCTGCCTTCATGGCAATCTGGCCGGCGTCAGCCGAACGACGCGAGCACACGATTTCCATCTGCGAACCGGATGCCGTGCCCTTGCCGTGGCGAGTGCGGCCATCCCCTACTTCTTCGACGGTGATGTCCTGATACGTGTCGCCAAAGCCGGGAACGGTGCGGACGCCGCCGATAGGCGTGTAGGTATCGGCCGCGACCGTGGCCTGATCGAATACGGCAGTAGCGCCGCCGATCGAGATTTTCGAGCGCGCGACGGGAAGCGGATTGTTTGCCATGACCGGTTCTCCTTGGTTTCAGGCAATAAGAAGCCGCACGACCGGCGGCCATGGTCTCGCAGGATGCGAGGGTTGAAGCGCGGAAGCGCTATCCGTTGAAAATGAATTGGTAGGGAACCGCCATCGCGAGGCGGTACACGGATCCTACGTCGTTATTGTCATCACCGATCGGGCTATCCGGGGCGAAGCACTGGACGCCATCGAAGGATTGCCCACGGAAGAGATCGGCAATCTGGCTCAACCACTGGCGGCCTGTGTGGGCACCATCACCGCGCGGCCCCGAGAGGACGAAGCGAAATGCGCCCTCCTCCTGAAAGCCGGAGCCATCCGGCCCCTCGACTTCGATCCATTCCGTCGTCGAGAACGGGAACTGGATCACCAGCCATGCCGAAGCGTCAGCCGGCGTGTCAGTCAGTTCGTTCTCGACATAGATCGGGCAACTGGCAAAGTTCGCCTTGATCCTGTTCTCAACGGCGGTGACGACGGAATAATGAGCCATCAGCGGGGCACCACGATCACAGCAGGGAAACGGACGTTCGATTTGTTATGCGCGGTCTTTCCGAAGGCTTTCGCGATTTGAGTTTCGGTCAGGCCGGAGGCCGCGCGTGGAGCGGCACCGCCGAGCCACCACGGTTGCCCGCTGGACGCAGCAAGCGTCTGGTTGATTGGAGTGCCGCCGACAACACCTCGATAGGTAAAGTTGATCGACGCCATGTTCCCAAACCGCTGCTTTGCCACGGCCGCGACGGCCTGATAGACGCCGTCCGGCGCCTGACTGGACAGCCCGCGCTCGATCTTCCGAGCATAGGGCTGAACGTTCACAAAGACGGCTTCTTCGAAGTCCGGAAGCGCGGCGCCGGGCTCATGCTCGACGCCGTCGAGAAACAGCATGTGAGAATCGGCATAACGGCCGGTCAGCACCGGTGATCCCTTCACCAGCATCTCGCCGATCCATTCGAGCATGCCGCCGAGCAGTTCGAAGTGGGCGGCGATGGTGCCACCCTCTTTGACCGTCTCCATCGGTGCGCCGATCTTGCCATCGACGGCTACGCTGTACGGTACATCATGACCGACGACCTGGCGGTTCGTGGCCTCGGCGTCGGCGATCTGCGCGCGCGTGAAATCCACGAATTGCTGCCGAGCGGTCTTCCCCGACTTGATGTCCTTGACGATCAGGTCGATCTCGCGAAGGAATGACTGAATGCGGCCGGAAGCCATCACGAGCCCGACAGCGTGCATTCATAAGCGATCAGCGTCTCACCGACGCACCGGGTCTGGTCATCGGGCCGGTCAACGACCATCATCTTGATGCCGTCCACAACCAGATAATCGCCCTTCTTCAATGGCGCGAAGGTATCTGGCACGTCTTCGGCCAGGACGATTGCCTTCCGCTGGTTGACATCGATGCCACCTGCCACCTCCTCAGGCGTCAGGCCACGGATGCGAACGCGGACATTCGGAATGGAAATCGGATCGGCATTGACTACACGGCGCTCGATCGTGATGCGGCGACCATGAGCATCGAATTGACGGCGATACATCGCCTGTGCTGTCGCGGGGGTCACGCCGCATAAACCCGAAGGCCGGCGAGCAACCGGTCACATGTGGTTTCGATGGTCTGGCGCGCCAGGTCAGAGACGACATATTGCTGACGTCCGACGCCATCGACTTCGTCGACACTGAGGAAAAGGTTCTCCGACGCAGTGTTCAACATATGCTGCGCGGTCAGGATGATCGCTTGTTTCACGCGTGCGGGAATATCGCCTGTCTGCTGTTCGCCGGCCGCTGCGCCGGAAGTCCCGTTGTAGCCGGCCTTGTATTGGACCCGAAGGGGATCGGGAAAGCAGCCGAAGGTCGGCATCGTCCAGCCCGGCTTGAACCAGAGCAAATTGTCGGTGACCGCATAATTCGTCGGGTCGATCGTCTGCGTATCTCCGTTCAGATCGAGATATACGACGCTCTCGACGGCAATGATCGGCGGACAAGGCAGGAAAATGGAATGCGGGTGGCTATGCCAATGGTGGTGATGATGACGAGTATGCCAACTCTCCAGCGAGAGTTCGAGCGTCTGCGGACCGATGGCCCGGCCTAGCCAGCTGGTCGGACCATCGATCATCTCGGTCACCGCGGCTATGACGCCAAGCGCGCGCGCGTCATCCGCCGCATAGCCGCCCGAGAGATCGGACGGGCTAACGATAGGCGTAGGCGGGGTGACGACGCGCAGCATGGCTTACTTGCCGACCTTGTTTGCCGCTTCCTCTGCGGCCTTCTGATCGGCTTCGGCCTTCGCTTTCGCCGCAGCCTCATCCTCGGTGCGCTTCTTCTTCGCCGCTTCCTCTGCGGCCTTCTGATCGGCTTCGGCCTTCGCTTTCGCCGCAGCCTCATCCTCGGTGCGCTTCTTCTTCGCCGCTTCCTCGGCGGCCTTCTCGGCTTCCGTCTCCGCGGCTACGGCCACGTCAAGCGCCCCTTTGGGAAGGCAATTGGCCGCGATGAGACGGCGGGCTTGCTCGGGGTTCGGCGCGGGATCGAACACATCGCCACGCTGGAAACGCTTGCCGCTGCGCGCATCGACACACTCGGCAAGCACAGTCAGTGCTTTCGTCATGAACTTGATCTCCGGTTGGAAAGCCCGGCGCTGAGGCGCGCCGGGAACGACGACGTTGCCGATCAGGGCGCGGGCGCGAAGCGCGGATTGCCCTTGACGACGGTGGCCGCGATCGGCGTTCCGGTGCCATGCGTGCCCGAGAAATCGGCGAGCAGCTTCAGATAGCGCCTGCCGCCCATGTAGCCGATCTTGGTCACATCATCGGCGGCGTGTGCGGCGACGAGTGCCTTGACGATGCCGCCGGTTCCGACGCTCGCAACGCCCTGAACATCGTCGGCAGTCACAGCATCGTAGGTCGTGCCGTCGTCGGAATGAGTGAGCTTGAACTCGATCTTGTTCGTCGCATCGAACGTGATGCCGCCGATGCCGACATGCAGGAACAGCACCGCGCTCTCGTAACCGTTGAGATCGACTGCGGCCGGTGTGTTGTCCGCGGCGTAGACGGCCGCAGGCAGAAGCGCGGCAGCCGAAACGAGACTTGAGAGATCGCGCATGGCGAACTCCTTTCCTTGAGCTTGTGATGAGGGATGGGGCGAGAAGAGCCGGCTCGGCGCCGGCCCTCAGGGTGTACAATCGCTGTCAGGCCGGTACGTCGAGACCGACGAAGGGCGACACCTCATAGCCGTTCTCTTCCTTGATCGGCGCGGTGAGCCAGGGCGCAGCGTCGACGTTCCAGAAGATCTTGATCACGGTCTTGTTCGAGGTGAACTTGACGTGCTCGGACGCGGCGACGAACGGGCCGGAGCCATCCTTGATCAGGTAGTCGTCCCAATCGGCAAGCAGGACGTCACCCTTGCTACCCAGGGCCGGCGCGCGATTGTTCCAGCGCACCGGATACCCGAGAAGCTGGCCGGCCATGCCGTTCACCGCATTCGCCTGCCAGATGTAGCGGCCCATCGGATCTTGCAGGGTCGCGATCTGCGGGAGAGCCGACTGCGGCATCGACCAGACCGGCGATTGACCGCCGCGCATCAGAAGGCGTGCCACGACGTTGACGAGATCGGTATATCCGATCTGGTTCGCGGTGGCACGATTGACCCAATACATGGCACCGGAGTTGAGGACGCCGAGCGGCTTCTTATTTCCGTCGCCGCGAAGGAAGTTATAGTCCTCCACCGCAGTCACGCCTTGGCGCATCAGACCTTCGACGAAGGAACTCGCCGCGGTCCAGTTGCGCAGAAGCTTGTCGGTGATGGTCACGAAGCCGGCGATCTCATGCGGCGTCAAGGTGACGTTGCGCAGCTTGGCGTCGGTCTCGGGCTTGTCTCCGCCTTCCTCGATCCAGGAGAACTGCATGCCGCCGAACATGTTCTCCGGGTTGTCGCCGGTCTGATCGAGCGCCGGAATGGTGACCGGAGCGTCGGGCGGGCTGCCGGCCTCGATCACGTTGGCGCGAGGCCGGACAAGGGCGTCCTGCGGCGGTACCGACATGATCGTGGTGCGCAGCTGCGGAGGGACCATGAAGCCGCCGCTGGCATTGTCGTCCATGCGCTGCTCCGCGCGGAGACCGTTCTCTTCGTCGGCGGCGCCGATGCCTTCGACGAAATTCAGGCGCTGATCGTCCGGGTTGAACCGAACCGCATGGAGGAATTCGCCCATATTCTCGAATTCCTTCTTGGCCTCCGGCCCGTTCGGGCGCTGGATGCCGGAACGACGCGAAGCGGCCGGAATGACCTCGTCGAGCGCAGCAGACGCTCTATCGACGCTTTCCACCCGTTCGATACGCTTGTCGAGCGCATCCTTCTCGGCCTTCTTCTCGTCGAAGGCCGTCTGTTCCTCGGCGGTCAGGTCACGATCCTCCTTTTCCGCCAGTTCGACGATACCGCGCATCTCGGCGACGAGGCCTGCGCGCTTCTCACGGAGTTTTTTCAGCATGGAAAATCCCTTTCATGTGCTGAACGCCGGGTAGGACTTCGCAATCGCCCCGGCCGGCCCCGGGAGCGCGATTTCTGCAACAGTGTCGGATTGATCAGAGCGCCAGGGCGCGTTTTTCGCGTTCGATGGCGAACGAACGACGCTTCGACGGAGACGTACCGTATTGAGAGGCGCCGAAGCGGTTCAGCGTATCTTCGAGCGTACCTATGCGGTCGGCCATGCCCATGGAGACGGCCGGCCCAGCGTCGACCATGTCGCCCTCGCCGAAACCATCGCGGACAGCGGCGAGATTGACATTACGGTTGCGGGCAACGGCACGGACGAACATGTCGTAGGCCGCATCGATCTTCGACTGGATGCGCGCTCGCGAATCGTCCGCAAGCGGCTCATAGGGATTGGCGTCAGCCTTATATTTGCCCGCGCTGATGATCGTCTTCTTCACGCCAATCTGTTCCATGGCGCCGGAAACGTCGTCATGCAGGCCGATGACGCCGATGGAGCCGACCGAGCCAGTCGGCGTCACCACGATCTCGTCCGCCGCGCTGGCGATCCAATAGGCGGCGGACGCGGCGCGCGCATTGACCTGCGCGATGATCGGTTTCTGGCCGCGTGCGCTGTGGACCATCGACGACAGTTCGTCGGTGCCACTGACAGCGCCGCCGGGAGAATCCACATCGAGGATGATCGCCTTCACGCCGTCATCCCGCATGGCTGCCTGAAAGGTCTTGCCGAAGCCCTCGGAGCTTGTGCCGCCCGAAAAGTCGTCCATCAGCGACATGCGGTTCGCGATGACGCCCCGCAACGGCAGGATGGCAACCTGGCCGTCCTGACGCGCGACCTCCTTTTCGGCCTTCTGCGTCAGCCGCGCCTCGATCTCCTCGGCGGTGTATTTCACGCCAGAAGACTGATCCGCGAGGAAATCGAGGATGGCCTGCATCTTGGAGGGCTCGATCGCCCAGCGTTCTTCAGTGACGGCCAACAGGATATGAGCGTATTTCATTCTAATTCCTCTTCCGGCTGGACGTCGCTCGGTTTCGGTTTCGGATTTCCGGCCGGAACCGGCGGTACGGGCGGCGTGCGCTTGGGCTCGTAATTCGGGTCGGTGGCACGTTCGAGCGTCACGTAATTCGCCGGCACGAAATGGTAGTCGCCGACAGCGCCGACACCGTCCATGTCCTCCAGTGCGAGGATCTGATTGGCGGAAAGACCGCCGACGCCGAAGAGCTTGGAGTAGAACTCCGCACGCGCGGACATGTCGCCGCGTAGCATGGAGTTCATGTTGAAGTTCACGTAGAAGCCGCGATCTCTTTCCTCGGCCGTGAACAGCTTGAAATTCAGTTCCTGCTCCCATGCATCCGCCCAAGGATCGATCGTCGAGCGCAAGAAGCCGATCATCAGCTGCTCGATGCCCGCGCCGAACGAAGTCTGCTTCTCCTGGCTCTGCAGCAGGATCAGCGGCACGTCATAAATGCGCGCGATTTCGGCGATCTGGAATTCCCGGCTGCCGAGAAACTGAGCATCCTCCGGAGGGATCGTCGTCGAGATGAATTTCATCCCTTCTTCGAGCACTTTGATGCGATGGGCATTATCCAGACCGCCCTGAGACTGGAGACCGGTCGCAGGATTGTCCGGGTTCAATTGTCTTTCGCCGTTCGGCCCCGTGATGTTCTGCCGGGCTGCCGACGTAAGCTTCCCCGGATGGAGAAGAAAGCCGCCAGATTTGGCGTCATTGGCAAAGAACTTGCTGCCGAACTCCTCCATTGCGAGGCCCCAACCCACAGCCTGCCGGGCCATTGCGATCTGGGACATACCCCAATATCCGTCCTGCGACTGATCCATGATGTGGATCACATCATCATGGTCGAACTCGACCGGTTGCCCGTTGATCATCGAGCGGAAAAACGTGTCGCCTCCCTCGCGCACGGGCCGCGTCAGGTAGGGCTGCAACGGATAGAAACCGACGCCCTGTCCGCGATTGTTGCGCTCGATCTCCAGATAACCGTTGCCCCACAGAAGCGCATGAGCGAGCGTCGTTTTGCGGACCGTACGGGAACTCATGTAGTCGTTCGGGCGCGTCCCTATGGTCGCCGCCATCGGATGCTCGTCGGGCTTGGCAGGACGCCGGCTTCCGTCATCGAGCCGGCGCATGATCGTCATGGGAAAACGCGCGATCGGGTTCGATATGCGGTTCACGCACGCATAAACCACTGGAAGGTGCATCGCGACGAACTCGGACACATGCACCCCGGAATTGGTACGGCCGCCGTTGATGGCCCGAGCCAGCCAGCCGGTCTCGGAGCCGATCGATAGGGGAGCACCGTAAGTGATCGCGGCCATCTCGGGTTCCCGGCGTTCCAGCACCGGCTCGCCCTGCGAACGGCCAAAGATGGCATTCATGATACCCATCAGACCACGATCTCCAGAATGCCATGCGTCTCGTAGACGGACGGACCTTCGTCCGGCTGGATAGCAAGCGCGCAGGCCATGATCGCGGCGACGATGCCGTCGATCTTCTCCGCGCTGCGCTTTTTCGTCGGCACGAAGTTCAGGTTCTCATCGAAGCGGACCGCCGCATTGCCAGCCATCCACCGCAATACGGGGTTTCCGCCATGATCGAGCTTGCCACTCAGTATGAGACCTTCGAAGAATTTCGAAGGCTCGCCGAGTGTCTGATGCCCCTGGCGGATCTTAAGGAGCATCTCCTCCGGCACGCCTTCCTTCACCAGGTCCGTATAAAGCTTCGTGGCGTTCCAAGGATCGTACCCGATCAGAGCAACGTCGAAGACCTCGAGCCCTTCAAGAATAGCGACCTTGACGTAGTCCTGATCGACGTAATCGCCCGGCGTCGCCGTGATGGCACATATCTTCTGCCACTTGTCGTAGGAGACGCGATCCTGCTTCGAACGTTTGACGATGCTCTCTTCCGGTACCCAGAAGCGGCAGACCACGCGCCAGTTCACATCATCCCCATCGGGCGGAAAGAGCCATATGAGCGCCGTGATGTCGTCGGTTGACGATATGTCGAACGCGCCAAAGCAGCGGCGGCCGGCAAGGCCGGCGGCGGCCATCTTATCGGCGAAACTTTCGCCCTCCTCGACGACCAGAAGCTTCCACGCCGCCCTATCCTGTACGCAGGCATCCCATTTCTTCAGGTTTAGCCAGCGCGTTACCGCGTCGATCCACTGGTTGAGATGGTAGCAGCGAAAATGCGCCTCGGCCCTCGGGCTGTCCTTCGCAATCCCGGCTTCGCGACGCAGAAACTGCATGGTCGGCGAAATGCCGAGAGATGGATTTGCCTTTGCCCAGAGGTTTTCGTCCGTCCAGTCGGCATCATCCTCAATCGAGAAGATGACGACCAGGCTCGTCGGATCGTCTATGCGCCCGTCGAGGATGGAAACCGATTCCTCCCACAAGCCCCAGCCGGTGGCGTTCGTCTTCGTGCCGGCGGTCGACGCGTAAAGTTCGATCGGCTCGAGGCGGGCGCCGGTGCCCTGCCGCAATGTGCTGGCAAGTTCCGCGCTGACCCATTCGTGCATCTCGTCGCCGACGATGACTGTCGGGGAACGGCCGTGCTTTCCCTCCGGCTTGCCTGCCAGCAACTCGAAAAGCGCTCGGATCTTCGGTATCCAGATCGACTTCTTGAACGACTGCGCCCGCTCCGCCAGGCCAGGAGACATGCCGATCATCGCCTTCATCTTGTCGAAGACGACTTTGGCCTGCTTCTCATCGCGGGCGAACGCATATCCCTGTCCGCCGATGACGCCATCCAGGACGAAGAAGAGCAGTGCGAGCGCCGCGAGGAACTCCGATTTTCCGTTCTTGCGAGGCACCCACAGCAAGAGCCGGCGAAAGAGCCTGACTTGTTCAATGCGTGGCGCCGAATGTTCGTCGTCAAGGGTCTCGACCGGGATTTTCCACCCGACCAACATCCTGACGATGACTTCCTGCCACAGGCCGAGCTTGAATGGCTTTCCCGCGAACCGATCTTCCGTCAACCGAAAGATACGCGGAAAGAGCGCAACCGCAGCGTCTGCCTTCCTTTCATCAAACCATGCGCCGACCTGACTGGCGGCGCGACGCCACTGGATGCGCGCCCATTCCCAGCCTCTGCTGACTGCCTCGGTAACCCATTCCGGTTCCGGCCAGAGAAGATGACCGGCCGAAGCGGCGATCGCGACCGCCGACGCGCCGGGGACGCTCATGTCAGTTCACTCGGGTCGGCGGCGGCGAATCGAACTGCGAGAGGATCCCGAGGGCATCTTCTTCCGGATTTGGCGCTTTCGCCGCCGGCTGCTCTTCCGGCACTTCCTCATGCTGGCCGCGACCGAACAGAGGCAGGAGCCCATGAGACGCCGCCTGGTCGCGCATGATCTTGTAACGCGCATCTGGCCGCATCCCGAACGCCGCTTCGGTCTCGCGCAGCATCTTCTCGATGTCCTGGCAGGCTTGCCATGCCGGATGACGCTTTTTCGTCGGCTCGCCGTTGGTACCAACGGTTTCGAACCAGGTGCCTTCCTTCTGGACGGTCAGATCGGCGGCGATCCATTCCGCGACGTACCGGCAGTATCGGCCGAGAGCGAGCGCATCGAGCTGCGTTGCGAGATTGAGCTGAAGCAGCTGCGGCAACACGTCGTTCCAGATCTCGGTCGCCTTGCGGCTTTTCTTCAACCATTTAGGCGGACGGACGTTGCCGATCTGCACGGGAGCCAGTCTTGTCGACGACCGAACGGCCGAAGCTTCGGCCTGCGACATCCTCTTGCCCGGCGCGCCCTTCAGCGCCTGTTGTTCAGCCGTTTCCGGCTTCCGCCCTCGCGCCACACGACAACTCCATCAAAAGCAAGGGCGCGATCAGCCCAAAAAAATAAATCTGCCAATTTTGCGGCGATACACGCTTCGACACCGACCGGTCCGGCCCCTCAGGCCCCAGACTTTCGAGGCCCCCTCCCTTCGGCGCGTTCATCGCGCTGCTTCACGATGTCATGGTGATCGGGGCAGAGCGGTTGCCAGTTCGTGCGATCCCAGAAGAGGATCGGATCGCCCCGGTGCGCCTTGATATGGTCGACGACGAGATGAATGCGCCTCGGGTTTGTCTCGGGCGTGCCGTCCATATGTAGCGTGCCCGGATTGAGCAGCCCCCGTTCCTCGCACATCCGACAGAACTGATTATCTGGATCGGCGAGGAACGCTGCCCGCGCCTGCTCCCACCGATGCGTGTATCCGCGTTGCCGCGCCGAGCCTCGCTGGCGTTCATACTGCAATGCCGCGTCTTCTGCCGATGGCAGATGTGCTGGCCGGAAGGCCTTCGGTCTGTTTGCCACTCGGGAATGCTTCGCCATTGCGATGAAGCTGACCGGCTCTATGCCTGCGCTTCACCCGGGCCGGATGGCGCTTCCCTCACCGTAGCGGGTGCGACTCTTTCCGGTCATCCTGAGTGCGATTCGCTATTACGATTTACTGATCTGCGCAAGATCGACATCGGTGCGCACCGCACGCCCGAAGATCATCACCTCGATCAGCGCCCTGCCCCGATCGTCCACTTCCACGACCTCGGCGGGAAACGACGCAAAAGGACCGCTGTCGACGCTCACCATGTCGCCCGGATTGAACGCCCTGAGCATCGCCCTGATCGCCTCAGGATCATGCTGCACGAACGCTTGCAATTTCAGCAGCTTATTCTCTGGAACCTGAGACGGTCGTTCAGCGCCGCCGATCATCCCCACAACGCCCTTCAGTCCCGATATCGCTTCCCAGCACGGCCCGCACCAGACTACCCTGATGAAGATGTAGCCGGGCAGAAACGGCACCGTCATCGCCTTCGGCCGGCACATCCCATAGCGGCCGCGACGGCGCACGACCTTCGTTTCCTGCGCCACCCAATGTTCTATCTTCGCATCAGTGAGAAGCTTATCCACAGCAATATCCGCACCGTGCTTCACCTGGAGAACGTACCAGCGCGCCGAAGGCCCGACCTCGCCGGCAGCGGCAAGAAGCGCCTGCTGGCGCCGCGACATGACAATGCGCCTGTCGCTTTCCTGCCAGGCACGTTCGACATTGATCGGCTCGCCGTTCCGATCGAGCCATGCCCGTTCCGCCGTCTCAAGCTGCCTGCGACCTGCCGCCATCATTCTGGGTTTCCTCGTCACCTGTCTTCACCGCCGCCTCGAATTCCGCCAACCCGAGCGGGCCGCCTTTCGGGAAATACGCCCCGCGCATGCCGCCCGGATCCGGCAGCCAGGGCCAGCCGCGCAGCTCGTGTTCAACCCGCCATGCCTCCCACGTCTCCGTGCCGATCGGCACGAACTCGGTCAGGCCGGCGATCCATTCCAGTTCAGGAGCCACCGTCACGCCACGCCGTTGCTCCGCCGCTTCGTGCATGCGGTTCACCGAAGGCCATCCGAACTGCACCTGCCGCCGCATCCGTTCGGCCCGTCCGGCTGCATCGTCCTGCGCGATCAGCTGGGCGATGAAGGCGCTTGTCGGCGCCGGAGAAGGCTCGGCCGGCGAAAGCAGCCTGCGCATCCGCATGCCGCTCCACACTGGCCCGAACGGAGGTGCCGCAAGCGGCTCCGGCGGCGCTTCCGCAGGATCGGGCACATCGGTCCATTTCCGCTCGGCGAAATACGTCCCGAGCGACAGCGCCTTCCGACCCGTCATCGAGCGATAGGCCGACGCCAGTCGTTCCGCTTCAGCCCGCTCTGCGTCCGTCAGCTTGGCGAACTGCGCCACGCTCCACGCCGTCGACGAGTTCGCCCAGCCCGGCCAGTCGAGATCGGCAGCGAGTTTTTTGACCCGTTTCTCGAACTTTGCCGGATCGTCGGAATTTTCGTCCGCCCGCGCGCCCGCGCCCTCTCTCTCAACGGAGGGGTCTAGGGAGGGGTCTGGAGGGGTTGGGTGACAAGCTATGTCACCCTTATCCGTCTCCGGTGTCACCCTTTCCGCATCTCCGGTGTCACCCTTTTCGGCACCGTCTAAGGGTGACACCGTGTCACCCTTGGCCTTTTCGCCGTCGCCGACCACGACCGCCCAGCCCTCGCGGCCGAGGCGCTGCAGGAGATCGAGGTCGAGCGCGTATTCGTTGGTCGAGCGCGGTCCTTTGCCGCCTTCCTTCACCAGCCGGATCAATCCCGCATCGCGGAAGGCCTGCAGCTCACGCTGCACCTGGCGCGTCGAGCATTGCGCCGCGCGCGCGATGGTGGCGATGGCCGGGAAGATGCGCGTCCCGTCATCCTCGCACGCGTCGATCAGTTTCAGGAGCACGAGCTTGCGAGCGCAGGTCCCCATGTCGGCACGAAAGCCGATGCCGAGGAGGAAGGCGCTCACTCCGCCGCCTCCCTCGCCCATGCGTCGAACGCTTCAGCATGGCAGCGGGAACATGGCCGTAAGCGTCCGAGAGCACTAACGACACGCCCGGTCCCGCCGCACGCCGAACAGACATAACCCGGCAGTTCGGCGGCACGTCTAGCTTCGCAGCTGGCGCAATTGCATCCGGTTTTTACTGTCATGCCGCCCTCGCCTGTTCGAGGGCATGGCGGCCCCATTGATCGGCCATCGCATCAGCCATACCGGGAAAGAAGCGGCTGCGATCTTTTCCGCGATCGGTGCCGGGCGGCATGCGCCAGACCCGATTCCATGATTTCCACTCAGCGCTACCGGTTTCCGGCTCGACCAGACGATCCGTCTCGACCAGCGCCGGCAGGCCGCGCAGATACCAGCCCGTCCCCTTGTATTCCGGATGTCCGAACCAGAACGGTTGAACGATTTGCGGTGACGACAGATCGGCTGGCATGCGCGCCTTCGCCAGATCATGCATTTCCGGGTTTTCGATCGCCACGCGCTCGACCGGCGCGCGCCAGCACGACGTGAACAGGTCAACACCGTCCTCGAATTCGGCAATCATGCTCGCCCAAGTTCGTCCACGCGGCAGCTTTTTCGGCGGCGTCAGATTGCCGGGCCCCGACAACCACCGCCGACCAGAACGACAAAGCCGAGTACACGGAGGATGCGCGACGACCAGAATATCCCAGCCGTCGCCGAGATGATCGCGGATATCGCCACGAATATGCCGATTGCTGCCGTCTTCGGCCGGCAGCAGGTCGCATGACCATGCATCGTGCCCATGCGCGGCAAAGGCCCGTCGCACGGTACCGGTAAATTCGCAACCGACGAGGACGCGAAGGCTCGTATTCATCCCGCCCTCCGCCAGTACTCGAAATCGCCGCGCAGCGCCTTCCAGCGCGCTGCCGCCTGATCGTCATGATTGAGCTCGGCTCGCGAGGTGACGCCGAGGACGGAGCGCAGCTTCTGTGCCGTCCGCTCGTCACTCGCCGGGCTTTCCAGCCCGTGCCGCTCCATCAGGAATTTCTTGAAAGCCGGCTCGGCGCATTTCATCGCGGCCTCGGCCGCGTAGTCCTTAAGCTGCCTTTCCGGCTCGGGCCCCGGCTTCCTGTTGCAGCGCGCCGCCTCTATGGCGCGATCGACCAGGCCGATCAGGAACCGTACATGCTGCAGCGCCGACGCCGCGAACTGCATTTCCTCCGTGCTGGCGTCGGCGTGGAACGTGGCGACCTCGCTAAGCTCGCCCATCGGCCCCGTCGCTTCGATGAACAGTCGGTCACCAGCGCTTGCAAGCAGCCATTCGCCGTCGATCGCGGCGAGCTGCTCGCGGATGAAGGAGAGGCGAGCGGCATCGTTCACGCCAGCCTCCCGTGGCGCTTCATGACATTGCGCAACCGGGCGGCAGCCTTCCCGAGCGAGACGCGTGCGCCGATCTCGCCCTGCCCTGCGAATTTGGCCTGCTCCAGCCGATCGACGGCGGTCGCGACCTTGCGGCAGGCCTCCATCAGTTCCGCGTCTACCTTCGATATGCGCACCCGCGGTGCCAGCACCTTCAGATGCTCAACCTCGGCGCGCACCATCGAGCGCAGCGCCGGCAATAGCCGCCGCGCGACATCGTCCACCTGGTCAAGCGGGGCGAGCGGCGGAGCCTCGATGCGACGTGCAGCAACCGTCATGGCTCTACGCCCAGTTCCCCGAGCATGGCATCGTTCTCGGCGATGCGAGCATCGAACGCCTTCAGGAGATCGTCGCGGATTTCCTTCTCGTACCCGGCCGACAGCACGATCTCGCTGGCCGAATTTCCATCACCTATAGTGAGCCGGAGCGGTTCACCCGATGCGATCCGTTGGCGCAAAGCGGCATTCTGCTGGCGGGCTGCGAGAGTCGCCCGCGCGGTTTCGATCTGCGCGGCTTTCACAGGTTTTCTCCGCAGCCGCGCCCGATCTCGCCGGGGTTTTCAGGCTTGGTGAATTCCCGCCAGTGAACCCAGCCCTTGGGGCAATGAAAGCCCCAGCTGCGCAGCGTTGGCCCGGTGATGAAGAGCGTCCAGCATGCCGCCTCGCGGCTGACCTTCGCACCTTTGGCGGTCAGCGCCTGGTACCGGAAAAGCTCGATCCGATGCGCAGAGGTGGCGATACGAAACTTCAACTGCCCTGCCCGCCGCTCGGTGCGGATGTTCACTCCGCCGGCAGAAATCGTATGCTCGACATATCGGCCACGAAGCAGGACCGAGAGATTCCACCAAGGATGGTCATGCAGCGCGCGATCGTCATCGGAGCGCAGGAAGTGATGGAGATAGATATTGAAGATGCGATTGCGCGGGATCAGCCACCAGCGCCGCATGTAGGGATTGTCGTTACCGCCGATGACGACATCGGGCGGGCGCTTTTCCGAGAGCGCGATGAGACGCGGCGCAGCCGCAAGGATCAGTTGCCTGAACATGTGGAATCTCCTTCAACAGTGGCGCCGAGACGCGTCCGCAATCCGTATTTCCGGCTGGTGGCGTTGAACTTTTCGGCTATGGCGGGCGCGAGATTGATGCCGGCATCCCTCGCGATAAGGTCGATGCAGATGACCGCATCAGCCAATTCCTCGGCCAACTGTTCGATCGAGGCGCGCGAGCCACGGATGCCTAGCCGTTCTCGCTCCAGTTTCTTTATGACGTTGCAAGCCTCGCCGACTTCTCCGGCAAGTTCGTTGCCGCGATACGAAAGCGAGATGCTACTGTCCTGGTCCCATTCGGCCTGCCGCTCGGCGTTCGCCGCACGAAGGTCATGAAAATCAATTACGCACTTCATGCGCGCCTCCGCTGTTTCAGTGCTTTTCCCGTGAAACATTTCGGGCGCTTGGCCGCGCCCTTCGCCGGCCGGAAATACCGCCAGGGGTCGAGATCGGCCCAAGCGCAGATCGCCAGCACCTTGTTGGCCGCTACCGGCTGGCCGGCCTTGATGCGCGAGAGGTCAGCCGCCGTGATGCCGATCTCGGCGGCGACGCCGCGCCAGCCGCGCTCGTCCCATTCCACCTTCGGCGCGATCCGCGCCCAAAGACCGCGCCAGTCGTAATCGGAGAGATCACCGCCGGTACGTGTGCGCCCCTGCCCCGGCTTGCCGTCCTCGGCCAGCCGCTTTTCCAGCGAGCGACGAAGCCGCGCCATTGCTCGGTCGATCTCGGCAGGATCGTGCTGGAGGCCCATCATTCCGCCGCCTCCTTCGTTTCGAAGGCTTCAGCCTCCAGCAGATCGAAGAAGGTCGGCCCCTTGCCGCCCTCGGCGGCCTCCGCGCAATAAAGCGCGCCATCGGCGAAATAGTCGGGGTTAAGCTCGTGCGCTCGCGCCTGCCGGTTCATGCGCAGCGCGCAGAAGGGCACGGTCATTATGCCGCCGAACGGATCGAACACCAGCTCGCCCGGCATCGAGTAATCTTCGATCGCCCTCTCCACGATATCGAACTGCAGCGGGCAGAGATGCATCTCCCGGCCCTTTTTCTTCTGGTTCATATTGAGGGTGCGCATGCGCGCCACATCCGTGCGTATCGCCGGATGGTCGACATGCGGCGGCGCGATCATGAACGTTGGCGGAAGGCGGCCGGCGGCGTCCAGTTCCTCGCAAAACGCGACATGGATAGGGTGCGAATAAACGTGTTCCTCGCACCATTTCTTCCAGCCGCGATAGACGAATTTCGGCGCCAGCCGTATCAGCCGAGCCAGCTCGTCTGGCAGGAGAGGCCGGTTGCCGTCCGACCGCCAGACGCCGTGGGCGTCCAGTTGCCAGCGACCGCGGCTGTAGCCAGTATTCGGAACCGGCCGGATCCGCTTCTCGTCGAAATCGTCGTCGCCCGGCGCGGTCGGTCGCCCGTCGATGACGGTGACGAAATCCGGCTTCGACTTGACGACAGGAGCATCGGCATAGCCGCGCGACAGGTCGGATTGCGGCTTGCGGAATTCTAGCAGGTATTCCGGCATGCCGTGGCCCATGCGGGTCCCGTCCTTACATTGCTCCGACCAGCCAAGCCGATAGGTCTGGTTGTTCTCGCGCACGACATCGGTGCCGATCGTCACGCGGGACAGGAAGGCGAAGCCATGCCGCCGGAAATGCGCCACGCAATCGTCGGAGAACGGCGACACGGTCTGGAAGCCGAGCCCGTTGATCCCGCCAGGCACGATCCGGTCCTTGACATGGATGACGGCGCGCCGGCCGGGCTTAAGAACGCGCAACAGTTCAGGCGTCAGGAAATCCATCTGCCGCCAGAAATGCGCGTCGTCATCGCTGTGGCCGAAATCATTGTAGGACGGCGTGTATTCGTACTGCGTCGAGAACGGGATAGAGGTGACGACCAGGTCGACGCTGTCGGCCTCCATGCCGCGCGTCTCGAGAACGGTGTCGTTGTGGACGATCGTATAGCCGGGACCGGTTATCTCCCGCCGCTCTACGCCCATCGAGCGGCCGAGAGCCGAAGAGATCGCCTGTTCCGCCAGGCCGAAGCGGCGGATGATGCCGGCCATCTTCTCGGCCTGGGCTTCGAACTCTCGCCATTTGCGCTCAAGTTCGCGCCGCGTCTCGCGCTCGGCTTCGGTGTAGATCAGGTCGGCGCGCACCCGGTGCGTCTGGCCGAAACGCTGGGTGCGGAAAAGCGACTGGAAGAAATCGTGGAACTTGAAGCCGATGCCGAGATAGATGTTGTTCCAGCAATGCTTCTGGAAATTGCAGCCGGATCCGTTCAGCACCGGCTTTGTGGCGAGCTCGGCGAATTCGCCCCGCGCGAAGCCGACGACGCGCTTTTCCCGTTCGTCGAGGTCCTGGCTGCCCCAAACGCTCTTGACGGTCGGGATCGCGCCCTCGATCGCGCGCCGCTCGTCTTCCAGGTCGTGCCAGACGATGCGATGCGCTTCGGGATCCTCTGCGCGGATTTCGAGCATCTTCTCGATGCGTCTATCGAGGCTGCGCTTTTTCTCTCGGCTCGCCTCGACGACGCCATGGGCCGCATTGGCGAAGAGCCTGCCCTGCCCGTCGCGCTCCGATCCGGCATCGGCATGATCGGACGGGATTTCGTGCCAGCGCACATCGAGCGGTGGCAGTTCATAACCCTCATCGGAAAAACCGAGATCGGAAGGTTTCTGGACGAACAACGCCCAGCTCGCCACCCATAGCCAGAATTCCTCTTCCTTGTGAGGATGCAGCGTCAGCCGATCGGCCTTGGTCGAATCTCGCTTGAAGAAGCGCGTCTTCGCCTCCCCGACATCCATGACGCCGAGGAATGCCGCATAGGCGAGAAGCTCGACATATTCGTTCGGGTCGGGAATGGCAGTGGCGACAAAGCGGTATTTTACCCCTTCGTGCTTGATGCCGGCTTTCCTGTCGTCGCCGGCAAAAGTCGCCATGAATTCACGGAAGGTCTTTGTACCGCCGAAGCCGCGCAGCACCGCTGCCTCGTCGAGCGCGGCGGCCGTGAAGAGCGTCGGGTCGATCTTGCCGTCGCGCAGCGTCTCGTAATTGGTGACATGGATCAGCTTTCGGCCAGGTCCCGGCGCGTTCGCATCGCCCATTTGATGCGCCCGATTGACAAAGCACAGCTCGATATCAGGGTGCCGTTCTTCTTGCTCCAGGAAGAACTCATGCCGAACGCCGAGCGGGACAACCTGCAGTGCGTGGCCGCCTTCGTGCATCATGCATTGGCGGAGAACCTCGAGCTGTGTCGACGTCTTGTGCAGACCGAAACGGAGAAAGAGCGCCCGTCGCCCGCCGCGGCATGCCCAAGGCACGATAGCGCGCGTCATGGGCTTCAAGAGCGGGTTCACGCTATCCGGATCGACCTCGAATCCGGCCTCCTTAGCGACCGGCATCTTGGCGCGCAGGAACGCATCATATTCGGCAGGCGCATTCATGCCGGCACCGTCTCGGTCTGCTGCGCCGACACCCCCACTTCATAACCCCAAGCATCCCAGCCAGGGCGCGGCTTGCGGCAAAACAGTTCAATCCGAGCGATACCCGGATAGAGTCGTTCGATCGTCTCGGCGAAGAAATCCGGCTTGGCGGAATGCCGGCCTTTCTTTTCACGATAGACCGTCTCGGGCTGTGAGCCGGGCAAAGGCGCGGCCACGTCACCGCGGCGGCCGATCAGCAGGAGTTCATGCCGATCGCGGCCCCAGAAACCGGTGCCAGCAACCTCCTTGTCCCAGATCCAATGATGAACATAGGTGAAGCCGGCAGCGCGCAGGGCCTCCAGCCCATCCGGCAGCATCGGGTTCGTTGCCCAGCAGAAGAATACCGCCGGCCAGTCTCCGCCGATAAGCTTTGCCAGCAGCGCGGCGATCTCCGGCGTTGGCATGGTCGGATAGTGGTTCTCCGCACTTTTTTCGCGCCCCGTCACCTCCGAACGCACGCCGAACTGCCAGGGCGGATCGGCATAATAGACCGGGTAGCGCTTCGCGATCTGGTCGGGCGCCGAAGGCCGGCCGCGCTCGGCGATCATGTCCATGTGCGCCAGCCGTACCGTGTGGCGAAGCTTCTGTCGCTCGGCGCGTATTTCCTTTGCGCGCTGGACGATCGCTCGCTCCTCGCGCTCCAGCACCTTGCGCTGTTCTTCGGCGGCGAGCGCCGAAATCGCCTCGCCGGCATGGACGGAGACGCGACCGTCACGGATCGCCTCGACCAGTTCGGCCGCGCCATGTTCGTGGATGCGCTTGGCCGCTGCGACCGCGCGTTCGGAAATCGACAGCTTGCGAGCCGCCTCGCGGGTCTGCAAATTTGCAGACCCTGCCGTATGCTGGTTGACCCCGTTTTCCCAGTCGACGATTTTGGCCGCCACCATGGCGCGCTGGCTTTCCGTCAGGTGCCGGCGATGCAGATTGTGCGAGAGAACGAAATTGAGCGGATCGTCGCCTGCATAATCTTCCGTCACAGGCTCTAAGTCGGCGAAACGGCAAGCGGCATAGCGATTGCGCCCGTCGAGAATCTTGCCGTCCAACAGCACGATCGGCACACGTTGCCCGAAGGTGACAATGTCATCGGCGAGTTCGCGAACCTCCTGCTCTGGCAACATCGGAAACAGTTCCGCAAGCGGATGAGCTTCCAGGTTCGCGACCGCAGAGATCATCGCGTTTCCCCGTCAACATCGAGGAGTGCTTCGGAAGGCGCGTCGGGAAGCGGGTCGCGCGGCGTGGTATCGGAGAAGCGCGGATTCACGGCTTCTCCTCCAGCACCCGCCAGGCCTCCGGCCCGTTCTTGTCGGGCAGCACCCTTTTCACGAGCCCGATCTCGACCAGCGCGGTGCGATACTGGCCCGCGAGCGACGTGCTCATCTGGAAATGATCGGCGATCTGGAAAAGCGACTTCTTGAAGCTGCCCTGCGCATCCGCTTCGGAACGAAGGAGCGCATAAAGCCGGGCAGCGCCGACGCCGACGTGATGCCGCTTGGAAAACCCAAGGATATCAAAATTCGTGGCGTCGAAGGTCTTCCGGTCGCCCTCGAGGATCCTGTCGAAATGACGCTGCACAAAGGTGGTCGGGCTCACGCCGGCCTTTTTCGCCGCACGCTCGATCCGGGTGTTCAGATCCCGGTCGCAGCGCACCGTGAAGCGGAAGAACGCCGCATCGCGCTCGCAATCGTTGCCGGGATTGAAGAGTGCCAGGCTCATCAGCCGACCACCTTCAAGCCGCCGGCCGCCTTGGCGCCGGCAAGGATCCTGCGATAGTCGGAGACGGCTTCCGCCACCTTGGCGAGCGAACGGTCAAGCTGCGCGCTTTCGGCCGGCGTCAGCTGGCCGTCCGCGAAGGCCATGGCGCCCTCGCTCATCAATTCGCCCATGCGCACCACGGCATCGGCATGCGCTGTCATAAGCGAGCCGTTGGCCGGCTGTGTCTCCGAATCAGAAAAGCGCCGGCCGCGCGCGGCGGCGATTGCCTCCGACATGTCGTAGCGTCCGGTTTCCTCCTCGAGCGCGAAGATCGCCTCGAGCGGCATCAGCTCGGGGCTTTCGCCATTGGCCCAGCGGCCGACCGTCGATTTGCCGAATGAGCAGACAGCGGCGGCGCGTTCGATGCCGCCGGCAGCGGCGATCAGATCGCGCTGCTTGGCCTTCAGGAGAAAATGGCGGGCATTACTGTTCGGTACCATCGTCGCGCTCCTCGAATGCGCAAAAGCTTTCCCGCGCCGGGAAATCCCGGCGTCGTTTCCCATGGCGGGAATGGTCGTTCAGGTGTTGAGTGACCCCATGAAAGAGGTCCGCAAGATCAGCCCGGAGGCTCGAATGCAGTCATGGTCCGCCGCTCCTGAACCGGTTTCCCGGTGCCCGTTCGAATGCCGGCACGTCGGCGAGGTCTCCCTCGCGGCTCAACGTGCCCGTGCGAATATCGTGGTGGCGCATGACGATCGTCTCGCGCTCGCCGAAGCCGACATCGTCGAAATGTTCGCCAAGCAGCGGAGAAAGGCCGATTGCCCTGCCCCGCTCCGCGAGCAGCCTGGTCAGCACCGTCTGCGGCGTGACGCCGTCATGCCTGGCGATCAGGGTGAGAATGAAAAGACTCGCCTCGGAAAGGACCACGACGGCAGGACGCGAGACCTTGTCTGCCGCCGTGGCCAGCTCGCCGTTCTCCTGGGAGGGAGCCGTGGAACGGGAAGCCGCCGGGGCCGAAGGGCGAAGAGCCCCGGCGGCTGTCGCGCAGGCAGGGGCTTGTACCGCGCGCGAAGATATGTCGTTCGGGCAGATGCCGAGCGCTATGTCGGGCCGGCCGCTCATTCGGCCGCCTCGCGAATCGGCATCAACCCTTCCGGAGAAATGCCGGTCTCGCGTCCGATCGCTAACGCCAAGCAAAGCGACGGCATCGCTTTGCCGCTCCTGATCTTGCTGATCATGGAACGGTCGCAGCCCACCTTTTGGGCGAGGTCGGCATCCTTAATGCCGAGGTCCTTCATCCGGTCAGCTAGTTGCGTCATGCGCGCAAAGGTGAATGTGATGAACGTGAATGTCAAGCACAATGTGAATGACATTGCATAGACCGCAATTTGCTGCGGTGCGAGAATGTGAATATGGCTCCCGTTAAGAAAAAGCTTGGACCGCTTGGAAGGACGTTTCTGAAGGAATGGCGCGACCACGCCGGCCTGGATCAGGAAACGGCCGCAGCACGGCTCAACATATCGCGCACGCTGCTCTCCAAGATTGAAGGCGCGAAGAGCCCTTACACTCAAAGACACCTGGAGGCCGCCAGCGAGATATACGGCCGCAAACCATGCGAACTAATCGCGGTGGACCCCTCGGACCCCGACGAGCTCTGGTCGCTCTGGGAGCGTGCTCAACGCACCGAAGGTCTGCAACGCAAACAGATCATTAGCCTGCTGAAAACCGGACTTGGTGACGTCTAGACTTCCGCAATGATCACGGCTGTCTTTGCGACGTGATTTATGTGGATGTTCCACCGTCCCCCGTGCAAAGCGGCTAGAGCCGCTGCCAGCGCATCTGCGTTCGATCTTACGCGTTCGTATGGATCCGTCTCCGCCTCGGCCATCGATACCCCCGCCGCCGCCGAGAGCAAAATTCCCGACACAATTACTCGTCTGCTTACGCCCGCCACTCTCACTACCTAACCCCTGCTCTTCTGGTTGCCTGAGAACATTATGGCAACACTTTCCTCGCACCTGGTCAACATTCAATCGTTCCCCGACGCTCGATAGTGGCACACTCACGACACATTGCCACCTGTAATGCACCATTTCATCGATCAATTCTTTGGGCCATAAGATCGTCATGCCCGCGCATGACGATCCTCGCCACAACCTTCGCCTGACGCCTCAATTGAAGGCCAAACTTGCGCACGCAGCCATTGACAACGGCCGCAGTATGAATGCGGAGATCCTGGCGAGATTGGAACATTCGTTCGCGCCCGATCCGCTAGATGGATTTCTCGAGGCATTGCAACCCGCTGCGAAGCTTTCCGATGCCGATCGAAAGCACGCCGCGCAGCTGCTCAGAGACTTTGCCGGCCTCCTCGCGAAAGCCTGATCGACCTCCCGCAAACCGGCGCCACTCGTAGTCAATTCTTAACCATCGACCGCCGGTACGTGCATGTGATGCACATTCGGCATTGACTTTAATGTGAATGGGATGCACCTTACAGCCATCGCAATCACGCGATGGAGCGCATCCATGGACAAGTCTGATGCAATCGGCGACTTCCTCACCGACCTGACATTCTTCATAGCCGTCTTCGGTTTTTGCCTCGTCGTGCTCGCCTATCTGGGCGCACTCTGATGCGCGTCGGTCCCTCCACCGGCGAATACGCCACCGCCGCGCTGATCGAAGACGACGATCCCTGCGGGCTGTGGCCTGAATGCGGCTGCGATCGCGATTGCGAGAAGGCCGCCCGGTTCGAGGCCAGTCCGAAACTCCATTTCATTGAAAAGCTTTTGCTCGGCCTGCTGATCGCGACGGCGATCGTCGGCTGTTGGATCGCGCTCACCTGAAAGGATCGACCATGCTCAAGCGTCTTTTGAAACACGAGAAACCGGCGCCTGCGTCAGAGCAGGAGCCGGACGACGAACTCGCGGACACGCTCGCCGGCATGCTGGAAGGCCGGATCGCGCCCGAACCGATCGGCGTGTTGGATACCGCGCGCGACCACATCGGAACGGCTCGCGACTGGCATCAGGGCGAAATCAATCGCCTGAAAGAAGAAATAGAAATCCTCGAAACCGACACGTCGAACGAGGTCGCCAAGCGCCGTGCGGTTTTGAGCGAGCATGAGGCCGTTCTTGCAGCGGTCACCGCCTATGAGAGCGCCCTGCCTTCGGCCGCGCAGAAGGTGACGGCCGATGCCTGACCCTCGCAAACCCGTTCTTCGGCCCGAGGTCGATCATCAGAAAACGATTCTCGACGAAGTACATCGCCATCTGCTTGCGGCGACCAGTGTCGGCGCGAAGGCGATCGGCGCCACCGGCGCATCCTTCGTCATCATCGGCATGGGCGTCTGGGCGACCGAACTGGCCGAACTCGAGAGTCGCGCAGCCGCGAAATATCTGCGCGCCCTGGCCGATATCTTCGATCCGACCACCAACGAACGCCAGAAACTCCGCGCCGAGAAGGATCGTTCGCAAGCCGTCCGGGCCCTTTACGCCGCGCTCGACCTCGATATGGCGGAGGCGAAAGGCCATGGCTGACAAATCCCACATCGAATGGACCGGGGCGACGTGGAACCCGATCGTCGGCTGCTCCATCCTCTC